GCTGGTGAGGCTTCTAACTTATTCTTCGGTACTGGTCTATTATCTGACCACAACGAAGTTAAAGTTATTGATATGGCTGACCTAGACGGTTCTCAGAATGTACGAGTAGTAATGAGATTTACTGCTGGAGTACAGTACGGAATTGGGTCTGACTTAGTGTTATTGACACTAGCGTAATTAACTAAATGTATAACGAAAGAGGGTAGGTGAGCCGAGAGCCTGCCTACCCTTTTTTAATAAACCAAACTAAAATATGGCTTGCGATTTATCAAACGGAAGAGTGCTGCCTTGCAAGGATTCAGTTGGTGGGTTGAAGAATATTTACTTCATTAACTATGGGGTTGATAGCACTTTGATTAGCACTTCTGGAGCTGAAGACACGGTTGCTTCTACGGACTTTGCCGCTAGTACAGCATACAAATATGCACTTAAAGGCAACTCTTCTTTAACACAGAATATCCAGTCTTCTCGTGAGAATGGAACAACTGCTTTCGAGCAGGTATTAGAGCTTACCCTGCCCAAATTGAGCAAAGAAGATAACTACCAAATCAAGTTGTTATCATTCGGAAGACCTCATATTGTGGCAGAGGACTACAACGGAAACTTTTGGTTAGTTGGTAGAGAACACGGAGCTGACGTAACTGGTGGAACTATCGTTACTGGTGCTGCTATGGGTGACCTTTCAGGTTACACTCTAACTCTTACAGCTATGGAGAGAACTCCTGCTAACTTTGTTTCTGGTAGCTTCATCGGAGGTACTGCTGGTACTGACGGACCTACTATTGACGATGGTGCAGCTTAATTAGCAACCTAACTCAACACAAGAAGCAGCCCCGTAAGGCTGCTTTTTTTGTATCTAATAAAAACAAAAACAGAGTCTTTCGGTTATCCTTTTGTGATACGATTAAGACCAATAGATACAGAGCAGACGTTTAGTATTATACCATCGTCTTTTGCTACTGCTGACCTAGATGCAGCTTCTCTAACTTTAACAGAGAATGGCACTAGCAAGTCAGAAAGTAATGTTACGTTTACTTGGGCAGCTTCCTCTAATGGAAACTACATTGAGCTAAGTGTAACACCTACTATAACCCTCAAAGAGGACCAAATATATACACTTGAACTAACTACAATTACAGATGTATTGTATAGAGATTTAGTGTACATCACTAGTAAGACAAACAAAAAAGAAGTATTTGCATATCCAGAGCGTTACACAGAACGTAACGACGGTGCTGACGAATACATAGTATTGTAATATGAAGAACAGAGTTAAGTTAGTAAACGTAAACCAGCAGCCTAAGGCGTATAAGAATAGCGTTAGGATGGTAAATCTTAGTGGTTATCAGGCTCCTGAAGTAATCGAGGACGATAGAAAAGACTGGGTGCTATACACCAATGGTGCTGATGGAGAAGACTATTTTGAGTCTTTGATAGATAAGTATTTAGGAAGCCCTACCAATGCTTGTTGTATCAACGGTATCACAGAGATGATATACGGTAGAGGTCTTGATGCTTTAGACAGCAGAGAGAACCCTGAGATGTACGCAAGGATGAAGATGCTTCTAAAGCCTTCTTGTATGCGTAAACTAGTAAACGACTACAAGCTACTTGGTCAAGGTGCTGTACAAGTAATCTACAACAAAGCCAAAACTAAGATTGTACAAGTTAGCCACTTTCCTATGGAAACTTTGCGTGCAGAGAAAGCTAAGAATGGCAAGTGCGAAGCATATTACTATCATCCTAAATGGTCAGAACTAAAACCTAGTGATAAACCTAAGCGTATTCCTACATTCGGTAACGGCTCTAAAGGTCAGGCTGTTGAACTTTATATATTCAAACCTTACAAATCTGGATTTTACTACTATGCTCCTGTGGATTATAATGGGTGTTTACAGTATGCTGAACTTGAAGAAGAAGTTGCAAACTATCACATCAACAATATTCAGAATGGCTTACAGCCTTCGCTACTCGTTAATTTTAACAATGGAATCCCTAATGAGGAAACTCAAGAGCTTATAGAGCGTAAGATTTACGATAAGTTTAGTGGTAGCTCCAACGCAGGTAAATTTATACTTACTTTTAATGAGTCGCAAGAGGACCAAGCTACTATTGACCCAATCCACTTGCCAGACGCTCACGCTCAATACCAGTTCCTAGCAGACGAATCAAGAGAAAAGATTATGCTAGGACACCGTATTGTATCTCCTATCCTTCTTGGTATTAAAGACAACACAGGATTCGGTAACAATGCAGAAGAGTTGCGTACTGCTTCCATCATTATGGATAATATGGTTATTAGACCATTTCAGCAGCAACTTATTGACGGACTAAACGAGATACTAGCATTTAATGGTATCTACCTCAACTTATACTTCATCACTCTACAACCGATTGAGTTCACGGAGCTTGATAACATTGAAACTAAGATTAAGCGTGAAGAGGAAACTGGTGAGAAGCTATCTAAGCAAGAACCAGAAGAACTTACTGACCTATCTGACGATGAGTTCGAAGACATATTTGACCAGCTGGAAGAGTTCGGAGAAGTAATCTCTGATGACTGGGAATTAGTATCTACAGAGAAAGTAGACCTAGCAGAGGTCCAGAGAGGCGATGCGAAGCCTTCTAAGAGCAGTTCTCAGGACAACAGAGGTTACAAGGTCAGATACGCCTATATGCCTCTTAGAAAGTCTCCTAATAGCCGTCAGTTCTGTCAGAGAATGGAAGCTTTAACGGACAAGGAGATTGTGTTCCGTTTAGAGGACATCAATCAAATGTCTTTCAGAGGGGTAAACAAAGAACTAGGACATCAAGGTAGAAACTACAGCCTGTTCAAGTTCAAGGGCGGTAAGAACTGTCACCACTACTGGGAGAAAAGAGTATATAAAAAGAAAACACAAGTAAGCGAAGATGAAGCATTAGCTGATGGCTACACAGCACCAAACAACCCAAGTGAAGTGCCAGTAGCTCCAAAGGATATGCCTAATAGAGGTGCTTACCCAACAACTAAATAATTATGGCAAACAAGGCACTATTTGTAAGCATATCGGACATCAAGAAGAAGTCTATCATTAGCGGTAATGTAGACCCAGATAAGATTGTGCAGTTTGTTGAGGTTGCTCAAGATACACACATTCAAAACTATCTAGGCGGAAAGCTGTACAAGAAGCTGCAACAACTGATTGTAGACGGTGAATTAGATGATGCTAGTAATAGCGATTATAAGACGCTTGTAGACACTTATATCAAGCCAATGCTAATATGGTACACACAAGCTGATTATCTTCCATTTGCGGCCTTCTCAGTAGGTAATGGGGGTATATACAAGAGTCGTTCAGAGAACAGCGATAATGTTACTATGGATGAGTTAAATATGCTTACTTCTAGGGCATTAGAAACCGCAGAATTTTACACTCGCAGGTTTATGGATTATATGGACCACAACAGTACACTATATCCTGAATATACTAGTACAGCTAACGAAGATATGAACCCTGATAGGGATGTTAACTTCGGTGGAATCTATCTTGGATAAGAGAGGTAAATACAAACCAAAAGAGGAAAACGTAAGAAAACTATTTGCATTCCTCAAAAAGATAGGCGAGTTGGAAGACTCGTCTATTGTTGTATCTAACAATAAAAAGAATAAATAATGGCGGTTGACGTTTCTAAAATACCCAATAATAATAAGTTTGACCCTGTTAGAGAGGCTATCCTGCAACTACAAGAGGATATTCAGGCTGAAGGTCAGATTGCTTACGATGGTGAGATAACTGTTAGTAAGTCTACAGGAAGCACAATTACTATAACAGGCGGTTCTTTTTCTGTAAACCAATCAAACAACACTAACATTATTATTGGCATTGATGATTCAGGCTATTATAGCACTAGTGGTGGTGAGATTGATGGTAATGTAGATATCACAGGAAACCTTGTTGTTGAAGGCAACCTTACCGTTTCAGGAACTACTACCTATATAAATACCAATCATCTAAATATTGGTGATAACATTATCACTTTAAATGCAGACTTACCTTCAGGTGATGCTCCATCAGAGAATGCAGGTATTGAAATAAATAGAGGAAGCAGTACAAATGTAGATTTTCTATGGAATGAAACTAGCAATGAATGGGATTTACAGACTTATTCAGGTGCAAGAATATATAGATATGGAGTAGGAAGTACTACGCTAACTATAGAGGCAGGTAGTACAGCAGGAGATGCGGTAATAGCACTTACTCCTAATACTACAGGAACTGGTGGTGTTATACAGACTACTAATGAAAGACCTATTGCCTTTCAGCCTAATAGCACAACCAAGATGGTTATTGCTTCAGGTGGTGATGTAAACATCTATGATAGCCTAGCGGTAGGCAAAACAGGTGCGCCTTCTTATGCTTTAGATGTTACTGGTGATGGTAGTTTTACAGGTGATGTAACTGCTAATTCGTTTATTGGTGATTTAACTGGCAACGCTGATACCGCTACTAACGCAGACAAAGTTGATAACAAACACGCTACTGACTTTACGCTTGATTATGTAACTGACAATGGAAACAGTACTACTAATAGTATTACAGTTGGTAGAAGTATCAATTTTTCAAATGTAGATTACACTTACATTGAAGGTAATCATACAGACGCTGCCGATGGTGATTGGACTATGCGAATGCTAGGTTACGCAGGTGGTACTTTTATGGGTTCGTTTGATATTGGAAGGATTGATTCCGATTCAGGCTTTTTAAGATTACGGCAAAAAATAAATGGTACAAATACTAATGTTGTTGATGTATCAGATGGCGATGTAGATATTCTTGAAGGTAATTTTAAAGTAGGCGGCACTACCGTTATTGATTCTAGTAGAAACATCAATGGTGTAGATGGTATTTTAAGTGGTAATTTAGGGGTTGGTGTTACTTCAAATACAAGTGGCTTTAAACTAGATGTTGCAGGTTCAGGTCTATTTGACAATGCGGTTGTAATTAGCGGAACAGAAACTGGTAACCCTTCGGCATTAACAGACCAAATTCGTGTTAGTGGATATGGTATTCTTGGTAATAGAGCTACTTTTTATGTTACCAACGGTGGCGGTGTAGTTCAAATTGGTAACGGTTCTAATCACAATGCAGACCCTACTGCTACTTTTGGTTCATCAGGAATTACATTATTAAAAGATACTACTGTTTCAGGTGATACTACACTTGATGGCTTGGTTGGAATAAATACAACACCAAGTTCAGACTACCAACTAAATATGCAGTTTGACAATACTGATGCAAACGATGATTTTCACTTTGCACAACGTATTGATGGTAACTTTAGTGGTGCTGATAATACTACTGGCGACAGGGAACAAGGGGGTATATGGTTAGATATTGATTCTAGTGCCGATGGAGATGCTGATAACGAACATAGGCTATATGGTATTTATTCAGACGTAAGGCATACTGGGTTTAGCGACGCTGTTTATAGCGGTTATTTTAGGGCTGAAAGCAATAATAGTACAGAATCAACTTCTACATTAAACGGTATTCTCGCAGCAGCAGTTCACGATTCAGGTGATAATGGTGGTGTTTTCCAAATGATGGGTATTTACGGTTATTCTTCAGTTGAAGATGCAGGTAGTGTAGAAAACGCTTATGGAGGGTATTTCTTATCTAATGCATCGACAACTAGAACCGAAAACGTAGGTAGATTAATAGGCGTAAGGGCTGAAGCGCAAATTGATGCAGAAGCTGAATTAAGTTATAGTGATGTTATTGGTATTGAATCTATTGTTGACAACAATGAAGATACACTTCCGACTGGAACAAATACCTACTTATTTAAAGGCGAATATCAAGGAACACGATATGCAACTAACGCTTGGGGTTTATATGTTGATGGTGATAAGCATTACCTAGAAGGTTCGGTTCAAATTGGTTCGCTTGATGTAGGCGGTAATACAGTTATTGCTGGCAACTTGCAAGTTGATGATAAAATTACTATTACTGGTACAACTAACAACTTATTGATTGACGAAATTGCAGATGGCACTTGGCATATCTACGATACGTTTCAAGATAACGGAATAAAGATTTATTCTGGTACTGGAGGTATTGAATTTCAGTATAATGGAGTAACTGAAATGACGAT